CAGCCTTAAGAGTAGTTAAACCATGATTATTATTCTCAATACCCAATAACGCAGTATTATACCACCAACCCAACTCAGCCAACATCTCACCAAACAAATCTGGTTCAATACGACCATGCCAAGTAGCAACAACAACACCACTTTTAGCCTCTATGATATGGGCAGAACTATAGTCACCGTAAGATAAACCTTCAGCAACGTCAGCGCCAATCACATAAACGGATTCTTTTTGTGGGAAAGCCCAAACATGCAACTCGCCATTATCGGAATAACGAAACTCACCATTACCATCAGAATACAAATGATAATACCCACGACTAGGTTCCACAACAGACATATCATCCAACATTTGAATATCAAAAACAGGATTACCTGACTTAATAAATGCTTCTTCAGGGAATGTTGGGTACTCTTGGTGTAGTTGCCAAGGGTGCATGTTTGCCGCTTTGGCATCATACCAATCTTGGTTACGTTCACCGTCCGCAGACCAAGGAAAAAAGATGCCTTTAAACTTGTTGGCGTTGGTTTGAGAACCAACCCACAACTCGTGATAAAAATTACCTGAACCATTAGCAGTAGACAAACCAATCACACGACCACCAACGTCCGTAACAGGTTCAATAGAAGCCCACGCTTCCTCAGCATTAGGTAAAAACGCCCACTCATCTACAATAACTAAATACACGGACTCACCACGAGCAGGGTCATTGCTACTAGGCAACGACTCTATAGCGGATTCGTTATCAAAAATCATTTTTAACTGATGTTCTGTAACTTGTTGCGGACCACGCAACTTAAACCATTGCGGCAAAAACTTGTAACCATACTTAGCCTTAGACAACAACTTCACAGACTCACGTTCGGTACGACTCAACATAACAATGAAACGGTCAGCAAAAAAATATGCTAACCAAAAACTATAGGCGGCAGCCAACGTACTAAAACCAATCTGACGAGCCTTTAAAACAATACTGTAACGTTCACTCATCCAAGTTTTAACAGTTTCGGTTTGTGCCAAACGCAACTTAAACAAAATACGTCCCTTTTGCGGATGTTTCACATACCAATATTTTTCACAAAAATAAGAAAATGCAGCCAACTGTTCATCAACACCAGCATTTTCAGGTCCACGACACTTACGAAACTCTGCTTCGTTTAACAGTTCATTTAATTCCATTATTTACCCCAAGGCTGCCAACCATTACCGTTACGTTCCTCGGAATACTCAAAAATAGCCAAACCAGCACGTAAATTTACGTCAGGAATCAACAACTGTTTACACGAACTCAAAATACCTTGAGACTGCAACCACCCACTAGGATTATATCTATTGGGTAAACACCAAAACTGGTTAATTTGCAGCAAACCACCAGACCCACCATTGGGGTCAGTGGGGTTAAACACACTAGGGAAGCAACGTGACTCACGCCACATCACATAATCCAACTTAGACAACTCTTTACGTGACCAACCCACATCCAAAGCATCATCCAACCAATGCCCACACTTACCCACCAACTCTCTAGATACGGCATGAACATGACTAATTGGCATAATTAGACATGCAACAATAATGGATATAAACCATTTACGCATAACACCATCCTAACAGATTGTTATTTAGATTATTGCAAAAATTCTTTCACAGCCGCAGGAACATCATCCCCAGCCACATAACGGATATGCCAAGGTTCGGACTGAACTTCGTGACTAAACCCAAACTTGTCCTCGTTTTTTAACAACCAATCTAATATTTTACCATTAGCATTAGCAACATCAACAGCCAACCCTAACATGTGACGGCTACAAGTCTTAGGGTCATCATTTGGCGCAGCCAAAGGCGCAAAACCCCGTTTTAACCACCACTTACGACCATTCCAAGTCCTACTGGTAGAATTGGCAACAGGTTCTTTTTTATAACGTTGTAGAAATGCTGTCTTCTGCTGTTCAATGCTACGAAACTGGTCACCCAAACTAGTTGGCTTCAAAGTAATACCATCCTTAGCGGCAGCAGCAACCATTGCATCCCACGCATCTGCAGCACACAATTCCATTTTGCCACCACTAACAGTTTTACGCAAAATATCTGGCGTGACCTCACTAGGTTTTTTCCCTGCTAAATGGCTACAGTATTTTACTGTAACAACGGGATACGGCATTATTTACCAAACGCCTTGCTGATTTCATCAGCCGACAACTCACCATCAACACTAGCGGCAGCCAACTTTTGAACAACACCAAACAACGCTGTTAGTCCAGCCACACCAGCAGATTTAACAACATCTACACCCAAAATAGCGCCACCAGTCACAATTGGCAACGCACTAGCAATAAACAGCGAAACCAAACGCTGTACAAGGTCTAAACTTTTTGCAATCATACTATTCATTATTATCCTTTTGACTAAAAGTGATTATGGAATGCACCATAATCGCCACACCAGTAAGAAACGCTGCCTGTCTAAAAGTAGGACCAGACAAAGTAATCAAAACCATGCCAGTTCCCGCCCATGTCCACGCATTATCCACAAGGTAATCCAATATTTTTTTCACTATCGTCTAACCCTAGGGGCAGGCAACATTGTTAATGTTGCCCCAATAGCCACCAAAGTACGCCGTTCGCTAACAGGAATGTTTGACCCAGTTGGCACATAACTTTCAAATTGTGAACCAAAAATGTCAATCACCGCCTCAAATGCTTTACGAACTTCCTTGGGTGCTGATTGAACAGCCCCCACAATTAACGCCGCCTGTTCCTCTGACAACTCAGCGGGGACAACCTCGGAAAACAACTCTTTAGCCTCAGATTCTGTAATAACCTGCAAAACAGCCACATTAGACACCAACTCTGCGGCTTGTTCACTAGTGACATTAGCAGCCAACACAGTTTCTATAATGACAACAATCTGCTCTGGTGTTGCTTCATCAATAGATTCTATAATCGCAGAAAACTGTTCATCATCAATAAGTTCATCTTTAAGGAACAGTACACTAGTGGTTGATGAACTCTGTACTGCTAATTGTGTTGTTTCTGATATATCTTCCTCTGGCTCTAGCGGCTCTGTTGACTGTTCTGTTTCGTCAAGAACAGGCTCGTCTGGAATCTCAGGAAAAAATGTCTTGGGAATGGTTGTCTCATCAGGCTCAACAGGTTCTACAAAAGTCTCGTCAGGATAGGTTGTAGATGTTTCGGGTTCTGTTGTTTTGGTTTCGTCAATTGTGGTGGCAGGTTCGTTTGTGGTTTCTTCAGGTTGAGTCTCGTTGGTGGGACTAGATTCAAGTTCAGGTTCAGGAACCGTAGTTGATGTTTGAGGTGGCGTATAAGGTGGCTCAGTTGTTGTGGTCGGGGCTACTGTTGTACTTGTCGTGGATGTGGTTGTTGATGTCTGAACTGGCTCTATGGTTGTGGTCGTTGTTGTGGAAGGGACTACTGTAGTTGTCGTTGCAGGGACAGTCGTTGTTTCCGCAATAGTAGTACTTGTCGTCACCGCAGTCGTGGATGTTGTACTTTGAACCCATGATGTTGTTGTCTCCTGAATAGTTGTAGTTGTAGTGGTCGTTGTGGTTACAGATGGACCGTAAGACCACACATAATTTTCTGGCTCACCGTTTTGCCACGCTAAACAATCATTCCAGTTGGGCATCAGCCCTGCTTGATAATCAGCCAAAGGTTGTTGCATAGTCCATTGGTTTGTGTTGGACTGATAGCAAGTCCAAGTGTTATAGGTTGATTCTGCGTTAGCGTTTTGCGGTGCAACCGCAAACAGGATTGCTGGTAGCGGAATCAACCACCTTGTGAAATTGCTTCCCATTTTCCTAGCGGGCAAGATTGTTTACGTAAACGAGTTTTTAATACAACAAAACAACCACACTCTTTACAAGTTTTAGTTGGCGCAAATAATCGGTCACATTGCTCACAAATTGCTAATCGCTCAGCAATTAACTTGTTCACGCATCAACCCAAGCGTGTTTATGTGGACTCCAAACATATTCAAAACCATCATTTGGATACGGGACAGGTGCTTGCCAATCATTGTTTTCATCTAATACCCAATTCGTAAATGGTTGCGGTGCAACAAATTCATCGGTGTCAGTGTCATAGGTCCAGCCGATGCCAGCGTATTGTTTACGGAAATTATTATTGTAAGAAGTTCGTTTGCAACGCAAACCTTGATGCCAAG